AACCTTTTTTCTTTGGTTCTTCTGTCGGCCTCAATCCTTCTACCGCTTTGAGTAGGGTGTTCATCTCTGTGGACGTTACCTGAACCATAGGCTCTGGAACTATATCCCGTGGCTTTAACGACAGGGGTTCTTTTTTTGGATTTGATAGATTAATCCTTGGTTTGTGCCAAGTTTTAAGCTCAACATGATGCCCACTCATTGGATCAACCTTCTGGTTCTTCCAGTGTTCATCACCAGACTTTTCAGTCACTTTCTGTCTGTCCATTATTTTACTTTTTATGTTTCCAACAGGCCTAATGCTTGTTGTTTTGTTCTGGTTTGCTGAACCAGCCAAAGTATGTGAAAATTTAGAGTGAAGTCTCCATAGCTTTTGATAGATTTGTTTTTTAGTTTTACTGCTACCCGCATCATGTAGCTTCTGCGTTATTTCATCTGTAGTGTAGTAACCCGTGAGCCTTAGAATTATTCTCATCTCTTTATCGGTAAACAATCCAGATGAAGAATCTTTTTCTGGAACTGGCTTTAAAGGCAATTTAATTTGAGTAGGGGCCAACATACTAACTATCTCATCTGGCTTGTTTTCGCCGTTAGCTTTAACAACTTCCAACTTTCGCTTCACGCCTAAAAAAGACCTGTTTAGATGATCGGCTATTTGCCGTGTACTCCAACCCTCAATGTCCAAACCTTTTGCAAGTTTGATTTCATTTTCTGTCCAATTTGATCTTTTAAGTGATGGATCGTGAGGTCTAACTTGTTTATTTTTCATTCTCTTTCTCCGTACTTTTGCCAATTTCTGTACGCCCACTCTTTGGCGTCTACTCCATTCAATGCCCACCAGACCCTCTCGTTCCCGTAAGCGTGGAGATTAATGTGGCAATACCTACAAAGCGGCACCACCCAGTTATCTCCTGTTTTGTATCCTACGCCCCGCTTCTCTGCGAATTGTAGGTGATGAGCCTCTCCAGCCCGTCTGCACACCATGCAGGGTTTCCCCCGCACGGTATTCAGGTACTTCTCGTCCTTAACCCTATTTTGCTTGGGTATTAGAATGGTATTTCTTCCTTCTGATTATATGTAGGCTCTGACTGCTTCCGATAGCCGCCTTGCTCTTGAAGCTCTTTCTTGCGCTTCCAGTTCATGTCACCAACCAAAGAAAGAAAGTTCTTTCCGTTCTTGCTGACTTTGCGCCAACCAGCCAAATCAAGTACTGGCTTCTCAATTCCAGAATTCATCTGGTTCACAAGGTCTTGAATGACCTCATACCCCAACTCCAAGTTGCCGTTGTAATCTGGGTGTGTTGGCTTTTGCTTGCGATCATTTTGAAATAATGCACCGCTCGGTTTGTATCCATCACTCATTCTGATTCTCCTTTGAGTTCTGTTTTGCGTTTACTAAATGAAGCAATTGTTTCTTCATATAATTTAGGGCTGGCATTCCTTAACTGATGCAACGTCTTCTGATTTGCCTTCCAAAAATTAGTAAGGTGTTCTGTATTCTCCACCAGTGAAAGAAGACTGCCAAAGCTTTCAGACACCATAGGCCAACCAGTGTTATCCACTTGCTTTCCGTCAGGCCCTGATATGAATGGAAATGCATCGCCTTCCTGTATAGCCACATCACCTATCATGGTCAGAATTTGCTTTTTTGGTATGGGTACAGAAAACTCATTGGCCTTAACCTCAGTACTTACTTGTCCTTTTACGACCTCTGAGGGGCTATCCTGAGGCATATCCTCGCCAGCGTATATGTAGTGGCCTAATCCAAGTAGGCTATCGCCTTTGCCAAGCATCTTTGATGCGCTGTGTTTACATCAAAGCTATTGGGGTTTTGGATGGGCTTATTCGCGTAGTTCGTTACAGGAAACAGCTCGGTGACAATATCATTGCCAGCGGTCACCGTGACTTGAACGTAGGTATACCCTTGATCATCTTTGATATAAGGCAGACCACTAGGCTGTATGACCTTCTCAAAGGTGGCATCAGGATAGTAATCCTTCAGTACACCCCAAGCCCAAGCCCATGATAAATACGTCAGACCATTCTTTTTTTCTGTGTGGTCGTTAACACTAATTTCCTTGAGCGTATCCCAGACGCTTCTTGGCTTCCAGTTAGGTTCAATTGAACTTAAATCTTCAGTCTTTTTATCTTCATCTTTTTTCTTNTTNGTTGGCATNTTATTCTCTCTCTTTGTTTACCGATGCCTCAATGGCAGATCGGTATTCTTTAGTTGACTTACCTCTGAGGAAGCTATTCTGAGTAAAGCCCTTCTTCCTACCCTTGGCCCACACAGATGCATCCTTCTTTTTATTTGATGGTTCAGTGGTGATCATTGGAAACAGCGTTGGCTGTAGCTGTAAGAACCAATGATTAATATCTCTTCTTCTTCTAATCCCTCCCTCTGTTACTCGTTCACAAACAAATCCCATGTTCTTCCAGAACCCGTTTGCCTCTATGTCTGATCCACAACGCAGTGATATGGCGTTGCTTGCATTCACTTTAGCCATTCCTGTCAGGTGCCGTATTAACTCTGCACCATAAAGCTGGCCTCTTAGATCGTATTGGATACAGGCTTGGTGTATCCTTAAAGTGTCACCAAACGAGCCGTGGTAAATGTAACCCGCTGGGTCACCGTTCACTCTGGCTAGTAGAACCCTAAAGTTCTCAACCTCACGCTCAAAGACTTGGCTTGGATAGAATGCCAGCTCTTCAGCATTCTTTTTCTGCAAGCTGTCTATGTATGTCAGGTCAGACATCAAGGCTGGTGCCACCTCAATACTCAAGTCTCAATCTTCTTTCTCTTTAGGTTGCACGAAATCATTTCCGAATAGCTCAGGCTTTGCCCATTCACTTCCAAATAGCTCTTCGATCATTGGCTCAAGCAGTTTTAATATCCATTTTCTGCGATCTTCTGGTTTGATGTCGGGGTGATTGTGAACGCATTCGCAGACTATATTAATATATTCATGTCCATTTACTTTATCAGTCATAATTCAATCCATCCCTTAGTCATCTAAAAGGTCTGCGCCTTTTTTAGTTAATTGTTGATCTTCTAAACGCCACTCTCCCCAGCGTTGCGGCTGATCTCCCGTCTCCAAGTAATCATGAAAGCAGGCTTGTTTTCTCATCTTCTTAATAGCTTTCGTTTCTATCTGACGCACTCTTTCCCTCGTAATATCAAATGCCTTGGCAGTTTCTTCTAAAGAAATCTTCATAGCAAAACGCATTGCCAAAATTTCACGCTCTCTCGGTGTAAGAGTTTTAGCAAACTTTGAGATAGCACTGACTTGGGACAGGGACTTTTCGCTAGTCCCGTCTTGAATTAGTTGCTTAACGCTATCCAAATCAATTTCTACTTCTGAAGTAGATTTAGATAATTTGAACTCACGAAGGTGATCAGGCCATAAATCTTCAGGCTCTTTACCAACCATCGCTGCAACGTCCAAGGCCAAGTCAGTCCAGCCATTATCGTTAAATGGCTTCGCTCTCATGGTGACCAAACTGTTTACCGTAGACTGATGATGGTGACATTGACGAGCCAAATCAGCCACTGATTTATAACGAGACCTGATTGCTTTTAACAATCTGCCATTTCTGACGGTTATTTTAATGTTGAAATCTTCCTTTGGGTTTAGTTCATCTGAACTTAAATCTCCAGAATGTTTCACAACTGCACCCCCTTAAACTGATCACAAAATTCAGCCACGTTACAGTAGTTGCCTTCGCACCTAGTGGCCTCGCCAGCCCTATGCTCAACGAATGTTTTGTCTGCATGGTTGTCAGAAAACTCATTAGCCTCAACATCAGTTCCAAAAACTCTCAAAGCTCTTTTGGCTGTCTTCTTTTTAACGGCCCACTTCTCAGGCTTCGCCCATGTATCTTCCTTTGAGCATACTGGCATCATTCCAGTCAACTCTAGGTTGATCTCTGCTTCTTGATGTAGTGCCGATCTGTGGCTGACAAAGTCGGCCCTTTCCTCAGGCGTCCACAGAGGCAGCTCAATAAGCACCACAGGGGCCTTAGGATAGTCTGGCTCCATCTGAGCCTTACGGCGCGACCAATCACGTACAATGGCGCATATGCGAATACTGCTAACCTTGCGACCTGCATTGTGACAGTTTGGATCATTCTCAAGCAGCCATGCGTAGCAGTTTTGCTGCCATGCCCACGCGTCCTTGGTAAAGATCACTGACCACACGCTGGTCACTTTGTAATCGGTAATCCTGACGGTGCCGTCATCCAAAACCTCTTGATGATCAACCGCACCCGATAGGGTCCATCCATTGGCCTGACCAAATAAACGCTCTTCAATTTTTACATTCTCTTGGGTCTTGCTGCTTTCTAAAATGTGATGAACGGCTGTACCAAACAGGGGCCAAACCTTATCCACAACATCAGAAACGATATCGGAATTGTGCTTGTCCTTCATCAGGCGAACTCTTGGGCTGTCGATCAATGTGGTCACACTGATGTCAGCTTTGCCCTTCGTGTACTTATCATCACGGGCAAAATTCAAGAAGGCTTCTGGCAAGCCATACTCGTTGGTAATTTTCATTTTAAAAGTCTCCACTCTCTGTTAGGGTTGATATCATCTAAACAATATAGGTGCAATAGGTAATTTTTATGTCAGGAAAGGTAGCTTATAAGATGCTCGACAATGGGACAATGCAAGCAATAGAGGCACGGTTTGAGATAGCTGGCGAGACGGCATCAAAGGCCAACAGTCGCAGGGCTGTGGTGATAGCTGGTAGACCATCATTTATCAAAAGCAAAAAAGCTTTGGACTACGTCAAGGCATTCAAGGCTCAATGCCCGAAGCTTGAGCATATGCTTGAGGGCGATCTGAAAGTTGAGATGATGATCTATTACGGTAGCCGTAGGCCCGATCTGGACGAGAGCCTGATTTTAGATTGTATGCAAGATTTCATTTACGCCAATGACAGACAGGTCAAACAGAAATTTATTTACTGGGGTTTGGACAGGGATGCCCCAAGAGCGATAATCAAGGTCAGCCCTTGTGACATATCTAATATCCCAGCCTATATAATATAAACTATTAGATAAGCTCTAGCTTACTACAGTAAAGAGATATCTATAGTAGTTATTATATATACTACTACTATATATAGTAAGGTATTGATATCTTTGAATATTATTAGCGTATCTCAAAAAAAAATATTGACACTCAGGCACCTTCAGAATTAGGATGGTGCGAGAGATGGAGAAACCGCAATGTTGAAAGAGCAAATGCGGGGGGTGGCTGTAAGACTTGGGCAAGGACAACATAAGGTTGTATGCCCGATATGCAGTCACAACCGCAAGAAGAAGACAGACAGAACGCTATCTCTCCGAATTGACAACGAAAAAGCCCTATATCAGTGCTGGCACTGTGATGAACAAGGGGCAGTCAGTTTGGGGGAAAAGATAATTTTTAAGGAGAGGCCTGTGGCGATAGCTAAGAAATTACAAGAAACAGATTTATCATCAGCGTCATTAAGATGGTTGCAGGGCAGGGGGATTTCAGAAAGTACAGCACGTAAGGCTGGCCTGAAAACAGTGAGCCACTGGATACAATCGGCAGGGAAAGAGACCGAATGTATTATGTTCCCGTACCAGAACAAGGGGCTTACCTACGCATCCAAAATACGTTCAATTGAACTAAAAGGTTTTTCTTGCAACGGTGCGCCTTCAACCATGTTTAACATTGAGAATGTTGAACCAAAGGAGGCAATGATAATATGCGAGGGTGAGATGGATGCTCTGGCATTCATGGAGGCTGGGTACAGCAGTGTGGTATCTGTACCAAACGGCGCAGTGATGAAGGTTGTTGATGGCAAGATAGACCCCAATGAGGACAACAAATTCAAGTTCATCTGGAATGCAAAGAAGCGCATTGAGATGTCATCCAAGGTCATCATCGCAACAGATGGTGATGCGTCAGGTCAGGCAATGGCTGAAGAGATTGCAAGGCGCATAGGCAAGGACAAGTGCTGGAAGATTGACTTCGATGATAAGTGCAAGGATGCCAATGACGTTCTGATGAAGCGAGGCACCGATGGCATTGATGATCTGATTGTCAACTCAAGGCCGTGGCCTGTGGCTGGGCTGTATCAGGCAGAGCATTTTTATGATGAGCTGGATGAGATATATGAAAAAGGCATGGGCCGTGGCGAAAGCACTGGCTATGACAATGTAGATGAACTGTACACTGTTTCAGAGGGTCAGCTAACCATTGTTACTGGGCATCCATCTTCAGGCAAATCAGAGTTCATTGATCAGATCATGGTGAACATGGCGCAGTCCAAAGGTTGGAAGTTTGCCGTCTGTTCATTTGAGAACGAGCCAAGGCTACACATCGCTAAGTTGATTTCCAAGTTCAAGCGCAAGCCATTCTTTGAGGGCCAGACAGATCGTTTGAGCTACGATGATTTGAACCAAGGCAAGAAATTCATACAGGATCACTTCTCTTTCCTGTATCAAGCCGATGGATCACAAAGCACGATAGACAACATTGTTGACAGGCTGAAGGTGGCGGTCATGCGTCATGGGGTCAGGGGCGCGATAATTGATCCATACAACTACATACAGCGCACAGGTGATGCTAGCGAGACAGATTGGGTCTCAAGCTTGCTGACAAAGATCAGGGTCTTCGCACAGGCTCACGGTGTACACATATGGTTTGTAGCGCACCCCACCAAGATGATGCGAGGTGCGGATGGCAAGGTGCCAGCCCCTAAGGGGTATGACATCTCTGGATCAGCAGCATGGTTCGCTAAGGCAGACGTTGGCCTGACGGTGCATAGGCCTGACCCAGTGAGGACGGTAGCATCAGAGATACACATCTGGAAGTGTAGGTTTAGTTGGGTTGGCAAGCAGGGCGTCACTGAGCTTGATTTCGATATGCTTACATCATGCTACAGGCAAAGGTTCCACGATCCAATAATGGACGGTCCAATTATTAGCGAGGATGACGATGACCTACCATTCTAAGAGGCTGGTTTCAGCAAGACCTATGGAGGAAGGCGAGGGGATTACGCTGTTTATCTGGGGGCAAGGTACAGAATTAATAAGTGCAGAGTTAAACAAACGGGAGGCAATGAGGATATGCAGTGAGATAATGGATAAATTAATTCAGTCAGGTGACAGTCAATCTCTGGAAAGGTTCAAGTGAACCAAAATGATGGTGTATGACATGATAAATCGAACTGAATACTCACGGGTACTCAACGAAAATAAAATGTTGAGAGAAGAACTTTCAAGGTTGATGAAAGAGTTAAAAAACAAAAGGGAAGACAATGACGGCATTAGAGCGGATGAAAGAGTTGGCGATTATAGAAAACGCGAGGCATCTTGAAAAGAACGATGGGAGAAAAGAAAACTATGGCCTTGGTTATCAGAAGTACAATGGCGGTAGCCACGGCAAATCAGATGAAAAGAAGCTTGAAGACCTAGAATATTCCATAAAAGTTTTGTCTAGAGAGATAAGTAAAACAAGAGACAAAGTAACAAGAATGAAAAGGAGAAGAGATGTCATTATCAAACAATCAAATGGCACAATTAGCAGATAAAATGTATGACGTACTGCCAGATGAAATGTCAAACTTGGAATTATCTTTTATAATTACAAGTCTTTTAGTGCAGTATGATTCGGAAAATGATTGGGATGATGTGGCATTTGCAATCTCAGGGATGCTTAAAATACTTAAATCATTTCCGCCTTCTTTGATTGCTAAAAGTGATGCGGAGGAATTCATGAAAAAGATTACT